TCATCGACGTACACCTACCGCGAGCCTGGGCAGCAGTCGCGCGAGATCCGCAACGACCTCGTCTTCAGGCTCGACGGCATGACGCTCGACGGCGTGACACCGTGCAGCGTCATCGAGTACGCCCGCGAGAGCATGGGCATCGGGCTGGCCGCCGAGCAGTACGCGGGCCGCGTGTTCAGCCAGGACGGCCGCCCCAGGGGCACCCTGGAGCACCCCGGCAAGCTCAGCCAGGAGGCCGCGAATCGGCTCAAGGAGTCGTGGCAGGAAAGCTACGCCGGCCTGGGGAATGCGCACAAGGTCGCGGTTCTCCAGGAGGGAAGGAAGTTCAACGCGATCAGCGTGACGCCCGACGACGCGCAGATGTTGGCCTCTCGGGAATTCAGCGTAGAAGACGTGTGCCGATGGTTCGGCGTGCCGCCACACATGGTCGGGTCAACGGCGAAGGTGACGAGCTGGGGCAGCGGCATCGAGCAGTTGAGCATCGGGTTCGTCACCTACACGCTGCTGCCCTGGCTCAAGCGGTGGGAACAGTCGATCAGGCGTGACCTGATCTTCGACAAGGCGACCGTGTTCGCTGAGCATGTCCTCGACGGACTGCTCAGGGGCGACCAGGAGAGCCGGTACCGGGCCTACATGATCGGCCTGACGGGCACCTTCCTCAGCCCGAACGACGTCCGGCGACTGGAGAACATGAACCCGCGACCCGGCGGCGACGTGTACCAGAACCCGGCCATCACGGTCGGCAGCACGGCCCCGAACGGCGCGGCCGACGCGCTGACGCACGACTGGCAGGCTCGGCTCATCGAGCTGACCGGGGAAAGGACGAACGGCCATGCCGACCACTGACGACATGCAGGCGGCGGTGCAGGACTTGTGGCTTGCCGGCCCTGGCGATCACCGGGACCGCTACCCGCACGTCATGGCGCTGGTGCGCGAGCAGCCGTGGGCCATCCTGCCCGCCAAGCTCGCCGTCATCACCGACCTGCTGCGCTTCCGCGCCGAGGGCGGCCGGCTGACCGCCGAGCAGATCGCGGACCGCATCGGGGCTGCCGCCGAGCGCCCGAATCCGGCCCGGGCCGGCGCGGTGGCGGTGGTCCCGGTGTACGGGACCATCGTGCAGCGGGCCGACCTGTTCACGGAGATGAGCGGCGGCACCAGCACCGAGCGGCTGTCGGCAACGTTCGCGCAGGCCGTGGCCGACCCGAGCGTCGGGAGCATCCTGCTGCGGATCGACTCGCCGGGCGGCGGCGTCTACGGCGTGGCCGAGGTGGCAGACCAGATCTTCAAGGCGCGCGGGAAGAAGCCGATCGTGGCCGTCGCGGACAGCATGGCGGCGTCGGCGGCCTACTGGATCGCCAGCGCGGCCGACGAGATCGTCGTCACGCCGGGCGGCGAAGTCGGCAGCATCGGCGTGTTCGCCGCGCACGAGGACATCAGCCGCCACCTTGACGCCGAGGGCGTGGGCGTCACGCTGATCTCGGCCGGCAAGTACAAGGTTGAGGGCAGCCCCTTCGAGCCGCTCGGCGAGGAGGCGCGGGCCGCTATGCAATCTCGGGTCAATGACTACTACGGGCTCTTCGTGCGGGCCGTGGCGAAGGGGCGCGGCGTCTCGGTTGACGACGTGCGCGGCGGCTTCGGCGAGGGGCGCGTCGTGGGCGCTCAGCAGGCTGTCAAGCTTGGCATGGCCGACCGCGTGGACACCTACGACGCCACGGTGGCGCGGCTCGCTCGCGGCGGCGCAAGGCCGTCAGGACAGCGCGCCGATGCCGATGACATCGACCTGCGGCGGCGGCGGAATCGGCTGCTGTCGCACTGACGCCCCGCGCACCTACCCCTATCGACCGGCCCCCGTCACTGAGGCGGGGGCTTTCGCATTCGCGGCCGGCTTTCGGTCCGCACCACACTGGAGGGTACGCCGGTATGGCGACTTCTCGGTACACGGCGCTGCTCGATGAGCGCGCCAAGCTGGTGGCCGATGGCGAGGCCACGTTTCAAGCGGCTGAGGCCGCAGGGCGCGGCCTGACGGCTGAAGAGCAGGCGGCAGACGACGCCCGCGAGAAGCGGCTCTCCGAGATCCGCTCGGAGATCGCGGCCGAGGAGCGGCGCCAGCAGCGGCAGGCCGAAGTGGGAGCGACCGTCCCCGCCCCGACGTACCCGCGCATCACCGGCAACGAGCCGACCGTCAAGTACGCGGCTGACGGGCGCGTGGTGGATGCTCGCGGCGACGCAGTCGGACTGAACGCCAACGGCCTCCCGGTGCTGGTGCCGGCCGTCAACTTCGAGCCGTCAGGTTTCGAGTCCGGGCGTGACCGCGCGGCGCTCAAGCCGTGGGGCAGCGACACCGGGCACCCGTTCGGTGAAATGCTGCTGGCGGTGCACCGTGCGGCCACCGGGCGCGGCACCGATCCGCGCCTGCTGTATCAGGCGTCCCTCGGGGCGAACCTGGAGTCAGGCGCTGACGGCGGCTTCCTGGCGCAGCGGGTCGTGTCCGACATGATCCGTCTGCGGATGTACGGCGGCCAGATCCTCTCACGCGTCCAGAAGCAGACGACCACGGCCACCGAGGTCACCCTGAATCTGGTTGACGAGACGAGCCGCGCGACCGGCTCGCGGCACGGCGGCGTGCAGTCCTACTGGGTGGACGCCGGCACGGCCCCGACCGGCAGCCGCCCGAAGTTCGCGCCGCAGACCTGGCGCCCGCGCAAGATCGCGTCCCTCGGCTACGCCACCGACGAGCTGCTCGCCGACGTCGGGATGATCGAGCGGGTGATGTTCCAGGCGTTCGCCGACGATCAGTTGTTCATGGTCGAGAATGCCGTCATCGGCGGCACCGGCGCGGGCATGCCGCAAGGGCTGCTGTCAGAAAATGCGCTGATTTCGGTCTCGAAGGAGACCGGGCAGGCGGCGGCGACCATCGAGAAGGCCAACATCGACAAGATGTGGGCGCGGCTGCACGGCGACTACCGGGCAGGGGCGGTCTGGCTGGTGAATCAGGACGTCGAGCCAGCGCTCGATGACCTGCAGATGGGCCTCGGGACCGGCGGCGTGCCGGTCTACCTGCCGCCGGGCGGCATCTCCGAAACGCCGTATGCGCGGCTCAAGGGGCGGCCGGTGATCCCGGTCGAGTACTGCCCGACGCTCGGGACGGTCGGGGACATCATCCTCGTCAACCTGAGCCAGTACATGCTGATCGACCGGGGCGACGCCCAGCAGGCGAGCAGCATGCACGTCGCGTTCACCACGGATGAGATGGCGTTCCGCGTGACCTACCGCGTGGACGGCCACCTGATGTGGAAGTCGGCGCTCACGCCGTTCAAGGGGTCCAACACCGTTGGCCCGGTCGTGGCGCTGGCGACGCGCAGCTAACCGACACGCTGACTGATTCAGCGGGCGGGCGCTGAGGCGTTCGCCCGCCCTAGCAAGGGAGCGCGACAGATGAAGCCGCTTGGCGCACTGTTCGACATCGTGCCCGGCATCGTGCCGCTGGACCTCCAGACGGCGCGGACGGGCGATTGGGTGAGCCTGAAGAACGCGCAGGGCGTGTGCATCGTGTTCTTCAAGGGCGCGGGCACGGCCGGCGATGATCCCACCCTCACGTTCCAGCAGGCCACCGACGTGGCCGGCACGTCGGCCAAGAACCTGACCGTCGTGACCGACATTCACAAGAAGCAGGGCACGCTGACGGCGGTTGGCACCTGGACGACGACGACGCAGGCGGCTGCTGCGACGTATGCCGGAGACGGCACGTCGGCCGAAGAGCAGGCCGTCTACGTGGTGGAGATCGAGGCCGACCAGCTCGACGTTGACAACGGCTTCGACTGCATCAACGTCGCCTGTTCCGACGTCGGCACCAACGCGCAGCTCGGGTGTGCGCTGTACATCCTGTACGGGCTGCGCTACGGCGGTGCGCCCGCGACGCTGCCAAACGCCATCGCTGACTAACGACCCTCATGACGCGTCCAGAGCGCCGGGCCTCCACGGCCCGGCGCTCCTGTGGGAGCTAAAGACATGGCAATCACCAACCGCATGCGGGACGCGAAGGCGCTCCGTGCGACGCGCCTGGGCATCCCCGTTGAGCGGGCGACGGCCGCGCTGCCGCAGACCACACAGTCGGCGCTGTTCACGGTCACCGGCGGGCGTGTCCTCGTGACCGCCATCGTCGGCGAGGTGACGACGGTCATTCAGACCCAGGCCAATAACACGAAGCTTGTTGCCAACCCGACCGCAGGCACCGACGTAGACATCTGCGCTGTGCTGAACATCAGCGCGGATGAGGTCGGCACGCTGTACGGCATCACCGGCACGTTCACCGACGCGATGGTCGGGGCGAACGCCGGCGCGACGGTGGTCCCTGACCGTGGCGTCGTCGTCGCGGCCGGCACCATCGACCTGTCCTGCGCGGCGTCGAACACCGGCAGCGTGAAGTGGGCCATCTTCTACCTGCCGATTGACGACGGCGCGTACGTGACGGCGGCCTAACTCCGGTGGCCATAGTCAACGGCTACGCCACGCTGGCCGAGGCGAGGGCCGAGGTCGGCATCACCGGCGTGTCTGACACGTCCGACGACGCCGTGCTTGAGGCGCTGGTCGAGTCGGTCAGCCGCGCCATTGACGACTTCTGCGGGCGGCGTTTCTACGCCGCCACGCAGACGCGCTACTACAGCGCCACGAGCGGACGGCGGCTGCTGGTGGATGACCTGCTGAGCGTCACCACGCTCAAGACGGACGACGACGGCGATGGCGCGTACGAGACGACCTGGGCGACGACGGACTACCACCTGGCCCCGTACAACGCGCAGCTAGAGAGCGTGCCCGAGCCCTACTGGCGCATCGAGGTCAGCGAGGGCGGGGATTACTCGTTCCCGTGCGGGCCTCGCCGCGTCCAGATCGTCGGCTCGTGGGGGTTCAGCGCGACCACGCCGGACGTCATCAACCGCGCCTGCCTGTTCCAAGTGGCCCAGGAGTTCAGGACGCGGCACACGCCGCTCGGCATCCAGGGAAGCGGTGACATGGCTGTCGAAATACGCGGGGTCGGCCTGCACCCGTTCGTCAAGCGCATGCTGTCGAATGGGCCGTACCGCCGCATCGTGCTGGCCTGACCGTGCCCGGGATCAGGGTCAAGATCGAGGTTGACGGGCTGAAGGAAGTCCGGGCCAAGCTCCGCGAAAACGCGCTGCTGGCAGGGCCGTGGACGGCGGCCATGCGTGAGGTCGAAGACCTGGCGCGGGCGTCATGGATGCGGGCGATGCCGGCTGACAGCGGCCAGTCCCGGGCGAAGATCACGACCGCCATGCAGGCGAAGCCAATGCCGATGTGGGTGCGGGTCAAGACGACGGCCACGAGGTCGTCTCGGAAGCATCGGAACTACCGCTACCCGAATCGGCAGGAGTACGACCCGAGATCGCGGAACAAGGGCAAGCTGACGCGCAGCCTTGAAGGTGCGATGGGGCGCGTGCAGGGCGCGCTAGACCGCGCGGCGCGGGCCATCGAAGACAAGTGGAGAGCGTAGGGTGACTGAGCAGCATGTCAGGTTTGACCCGCTGGCCGCTGTGGGCGCAGTGGGCGGTATTCTGGTCGGCCTGTGGGTGGGGCTTGGCGTGTTCGTGCAGGCGTTGCTCATCCTCATGGTCGCCGATCTGGTGACCGGCCTGATAGCGGCGGCGGTCGAAGGCACCGTGAGTTCGGCGGCCTCCGGCAAAGGGCTGGCGAAGAAGGCCGTGGCGCTGATCCTCGTGATGCTCACGGCGTGGCTGTCCGTCAACGTGCATGCCTACCTCGGCGAGGGATTCCCGGGCGCGGACGCGGTTGCCGGCGCCTTCATCCTGACCGAAGTCATCTCGATCCTGGAGAACGCGAAGCGCGTCGGGGTGAACCTCGGGCCGCTTGACCGGGTGCTGGCCGTGGCCCGCCAGGGACGCCCCGGCGAGCCGCGCGGGGAGCACGCGCCGTAATGCCGGACCTTGACAC